ATTTGTTGCACCAGTAAGAGCTTTTTGTATTCTCAAATTATATCCTGTCAAACTTGTACTACCTATCCCTAATGAACCTGCCATATAGTTGTTAGCAGTACCATTCATATATAGATTCCATCTGTTAGTGCCACTTGCTATGTTTCCGTAAAATCCAAAGTTGTTAGTTGCACCTATTAATGTATTTTCAGCAAGAAATCCAAATTGATTATTTATTGTGTTCCCTGCACCAATGCTTGTTAAACTAGCATTATAATGCACTAAAGCACCTAAATTAAATGTAGCTGCCTGAGTAGATGGATTACTACTAAATATATATGCAATATTTGTAACACCAGATTGTATTGTACCATCTACAACAACCCCAAAAGAGTTTGAAGCACCTGTAATATTTTTGGATATTCTTAAATTATATTGTCCTAAGCTCGTTGCTCCTATACCTACACTACCTATGTTGGTAATACGCATTCGTTCAATAACACCATCTGCACCACGAACTTGAAATATTAAAGGCCAAAAATCAGAATTACTAACTGTAATTCTTGCAAGTTGATTGGTTTTATCAGCAATAATATTTACTCCTCCTTGTAATCCTTTATCAATATTTACAGATAAAGTACTAATTCCACTATTTGCAGAAGTAGTTAAAACCGCATTTGAAGCAGATGCATCACCTTGTATATAAAGTCTTTCACTATAAGGAGCAGAATTAGCACCAACCGCTAAATTACCATTAACATAACTATTAGAACCTAAAGTAATCAAAGAACCTGTATCTGTAATATTACTATTTCCTATTGTAGATGAACTAGTGAATTTAGCTACTGTGTTTGTAGTACCTGAAACTGCTACTGATGTACCTGATGTGCCTGCTGTTCCGCTTGTGCCTGAAGTTCCTGATGAACCGCTAACGCCAGAAGTTCCAGAAGTTCCAGATGAACCAGAAGTTCCAGAAGTTCCAGATGAGCCACTACTACCACTTGTACCCGTTGTTCCACTAGTACCTGATGTTCCTGATGTACCTGTAGAGCCACTAGTACCCGTTGTACCGCTTGTACCTGAAGAACCTGATGTTCCTGTTGTACCTGTAGTTCCAGAAGAACCTGAAGTCCCTGTTGTGCCACTAGTACCATTTGTTCCGTTTATACCGCTAGTTCCTGATGTTCCTGAAGTTCCGCTTGTACCAGAAGTACCACTTGTTCCCGAAGTCCCTGAAGTTGTACCTACAGCTATACCTACTTGTTTTGTTACAACTATAATAGAAGGTGCTGCTGGATGAGCATAAGGTACTGTTTGAGCAGGTACTGCTATTACTCGCACTGATGCACTTGGAGAAGCAAATAATACTTCTAAATAATCAGTAGCGTTTAATTGTAAAATATTAGAAACAAATGGTAACGCTTTTGCATTGTTACTATTGATGGCTAGAATAGAATCTGTTCTAACAATATCTGTACCATTTAATCTTAAAAATATATCTACATCAACAGCGCTTCCACCACTTGTTCTTTCTATTTGCAATGAATATCCTATTTCATATATTCCTGCATGTTGATATTGTATTTGAGAACCACTTATTGCTATACCATTAGATATTTCAACAGTATTATATGTTATTGCTGTTGGTGTATTTGCTGCTGTAATTGGTTGCGTTGTACTATCAGAAAAAGAACCATACCAGTTAGCAATAGAAGCTCCAGAAGAACCATCTATACCATTGCGTCCTGAAGTACCTGATGATCCACTAGAACCGCTTGTACCCGATGTTCCAGATGTTCCTGTCGTTCCGCTTGTACCCGATGTTCCACTTGTGCCACTAGAGCCGCTTGTGCCTGTAGTACCTGATGTTCCAGAAGAGCCACTCGTTCCTGAAGTTCCAGAGCTGCCACTTGAACCGCTCGTTCCACTTGTGCCAGTTGTACCACTTGAGCCACTTGTTCCATCAGTTCCGCTAGTCCCTGAAGTTCCATCTGTTCCACTAGTACCACTTGTTCCTGTAGAACCTGAAGTTCCTGAAGTACCATCAATCCCACTAGTCCCTGAAGTCCCTGAAGTGCCAGTCGTTCCCGAAGTACCAGTTGTCCCAGAACTACCGGATGTTGCTGAAGTACCAGAAGTACCACTAGTACCGCTTGAACCATCCCCACCACTTGCACCATCTAAATTCACAGTCCAAGAAGTGTATGTACCACTTCCTACTGTTCTTGTAGGTGCAGCAAATTGTAATGATCCTGTTGCAGGATTATAAGCAATAACTTCTGATTCTTGGAAATTGCTTCCATTATAAGCTATTACTATTGATTGAGCAATAGAATAAGCTAATGAAGTCCCAACTGTAATTGTTCCTGCATTTCCTAAAGTAAAAGAAGTATTTGATGTAGTTAAATATTTATCTCCTTGTAATCCACTAGTTCCGGATGTTCCAGAAGTAGCAGAAGTTCCGGATGTTCCAGAAGTGCCAGAAGTAGCAGAAGTTCCGCTAGAACCGCTAGTACCTGTTGTACCTGAAGTGCCGGTTGTTCCACTAGTACCGCTAGTACCAGTAGTGCCTGAGGTTCCAGTTGTTCCACTCGTTCCGCTTGTTCCATCACTACCACTAGTTCCTGAAGTTCCGCTAGTACCGTCAGTACCACTAGTGCCTGAGGTTCCACTAGTACCCGTAGTACCTGAAGTACCGGTTGTCCCTGATGTACCACTAGTGCCATCAGTACCTGATGTTCCCGAAGTCCCAGAAGAACCTGAAGTCCCACTAGTACCTGAAGTTCCACTAGTACCGGTTGTTCCTGAAGTCCCAGAAGAACCAGATGTTCCACTAGAACCAGATGTTCCTATAGTTCCTGAAGTATCTGCTGCAACAATACCATTTACGGCAATAAGAATACCGTTTTCATTTCTTAATTTTAAATCACCTGAAATTAAATTCTGTATTGCCACTATAAATTATTTTATTGTTGAACTATAACACGCACAAACTCTTCATCATAAAATGCTACGGCAACAGTTAAAGAACCACTTGCTGAATCCCAAACAACTTGATTGCCTGTTGGAGTTCCTGCTGTAAGTATTGTTCCAATATTATTACCTTGTCTAAATGCGTTTATGCATCTTTTTCCAATTGCTTCTGGATATGTAACTGTAAAAGCCCCTTCCACTGCATTAGTAGTATATTCATATACACTAAAGTTTCCACCACCGCCCGGTATAACTCCACCTCCACCAGTTCCAGTTCCTAATATTTCTATTGCTAATTGTAATTTAGAACCACAAAGAGCATAAACATAATTAGAAGTTCCCGGAAGTCCACTTAAAGATTGGTTAATACCATATTGCAATGCTTTTCTTTCCATGTAAAGCTGTTGTGCTTTGCGTGGATCAATGCTTCCATTGAATAAAACATTTTGCTTTGGTATTGAATCACACCATAAGTATTGTGAAATTTCCGCTATTGATACCGTTGTTTGTGGATCTAACATATTAGAAGAATAAAGCTTGGTTAGTAGAAATATATGTTGCTCTATTTAGTGCAGCTTGTGCTGAATAAATATCAGATGCAAAAGTAATTGCTTGGTCTGCACTATCAATCTCAACCCTTAGAACTAGCTTTGTTTGATACCAATTCGTGCTTGCACTTAGATTTGAATTTGCTACTTGACTTTCTGTAAGACCGTAATAAAAAGTTTCATTGTATGCAGTAAATGCGAATGAAATTGTTTTTGATGTAACCACTGCATTTGCAGAAGTTAACCATTGAACAGTTATACTTAATGCACTATCTTGAGATAATACATCTAAACTAATACTTGTATTTGCTAAAGGCCATTCAATATAAGTAGTAAGAGTACCAGCAGGTACTAAAAATGTACCATTCGCTTGCAATAGATAAATTCTACGCTTCGCAATAGTGACATCTGAACCAGTACTTGTATCTGTTAAAGTAATAACCGATGGTGTGCCACTAAACTGGCTAGCTGTAAAATTCGGTACTAAAGGCATTGTATTAAATTTTACATCAAATATAAGAAATTTTAAGCTATTTTTTGTAGTATTTTTTAATCTTAGATATTGCCTTTTGATCTTTAGCCTTTTCTTTGGCTAATTGCTTCAAATACTGTGGATCATCAAATCCAGTTGCTTCCTGTATTTTAACAAATGCCTCTGCTTTTGAATCTGATAATATCTGAGAAATAATGTCTTTTTGAAGGTTACTTGTAGCCATTTGGTCATCTTCTATAACTTCTGTCTTAATATCCTTATAATCTTCCTTTAAATAATCATTAAATGTAACTCCAGTTATACGCTTAAATTCATAATATTCATCATTTGTCATATATCTTTTAGTACCATCTTGGTTTAATATAGAAAATTTATAATTATCAACTTCTCTAGATTCTCTATATGCATCAGTAGCTGCAAAATTAATTTTACTTAAAAAAGTATCTATTTCATCACCATATTTTGCTTTACTAAACATCTTTTTCACTCCATCAGCACTATTTGCATATATATCTCCATAGTCATAAGTTCTTCCTCTATAATCAAAACTTGGTTTACCTGTTTGGAATGACTTTAATATACTCATTTGATTTAATACGTTAGTTCCAAAATCAACAGATTGCTGAGATTGTGGATTCATTAAAGTAGCAAATTCAACTTGAGCTCTATTAAATGGTATTTGAGATCCTAATATTCCCCCAGCTATTCTGCCTAATCCGGGTGCAAATTTCTCTTCTTTACCCTTGAATACTGATGAAGCCAAATTACCGTATTTAGATGCATTACTAAACCATGTAGCATCTATTACTGAGTTCATTGCTACTATTGAGCTAATATAAAGTAGTCCTTTTTCTGAATTTTCAGGAGTTTTATTCATGGAAACATAATCAGCATACATACCAAGCACTATACCAGTGTTTCCAGCTAATTGTAATGGTATATTATAACCTCCTATTTTTACCGTTTGCTTAGGCTTTCCTACGCTTTTAACTCTTTCTTGGGTAAATTTTTCCGCTTCAGATGTGCCTACTATTGCGTCTTCAGCTTCATCATCATCTCCAGCTAAGGATTTCGCCATTCCTATAACAAACATGCCTGCTGTTGTATAGCCAGCACCTATAACAGATCTAATAATATAATCGTCCCCCAATTCATTATATTCATCGTTGGATATTTCAGTTTTACCATCTTCTGCAAATTTTGCATATCCCTTATAAGCTATTCCTTTTATTGCTCCATAAGGAGTAAGCTCTATCTGCATTTCTATCCATCTTCCTATAGAATGAGCAAATGGGAATAATTGAGAAAATACCATATCTGAAGTGTTAGCCAAAGCCACTCCTGTTTTTGTTTTACTTTTCTTAACCCATCCACTTATACCCTTTTGAATTAAATCAACCGGAAGCAATAATAATGAAGTTAACCCAGTTGTTGTAGTTTTGCCAGTTTCCCTTCCAGCTTGTCTTTCACCTCTTGCAACTACGTCTAATGGAGAGGTTCCGCCTATCATTTTATAGGCTTCGTTTAATATATCTTCATTGGTATAATCGCTTACCCCATCAGCTTTTAATTTAGTTTCAGCAATTGTCTTTAATGAATCTAATGTTTTATAAAACTCTTTTGATAATTCTTCATTTCTAGCTCTTTCTACCCTTTCGTTTATAGTTCTATTTATTTCGTATGATTTTGGATCTGAAACGCCAGCTGATTTTAAATCAGAAATAGCTTTTATTGCTTCTGCATCTCTATTTAGACTATACATTATATCATAAACTTTCTGGCTCTTGTCTTTAGCGCTTAATTCTGGATAAAATTTATTTATCTCTCTATTTATTTGCCAAAACTGAGTAAGTCCAGAAACTATATTAGAACTTGGAGTATCTACAGCCTCTAATAATCTTTGAATATATTTTACTTTAGAATAAGCTGCATTTAAAGGATTCAAATCCATCTTTTTGCCTTTTATTTCTACATACATAGGCTTGCCTATTGCTTTTCCTCCCATAAATTTACCAATTCCTTGCTCCAAATATCTAACTCTAGCTTCCCCTTCGGAAACCCTAGTTAAATCAGCAAAAGAACTACCTCTACTAACTCTACCTCTTAACAATATGCTTTTAGCATCGTTTAGCGAGTTCATAAATTCTTTTCCAAAAACCTTAGCCGCCTCAAATGGCTTGCCCGTTTTTGTAGCAACTGTAATTAAAGTAGATATTGTTCTAAAAAATCCAGTAGAGTTTTGTATCTGATTGTATACACTAGAAAGCCTATTAGCCATCATGGCTTCTCTATTTTCTAGATAATCTATATTACCGCCCTTTAAATCCATAATATATTGCATTTGCTCCTCTGCCTGCTTTTTCATGAAAAACGGTATATTCGGATCATCTATTTTATCAGACAAGTTTTGCATTGCTTCTATATCCTGATTAGTCAATGTTACTAATCCAAGTTCTTTCGCTAATGCATCTTTTACTTTGTCATTAGTCAATAACCCCTTGTTGTTCATCTCTATTAACCTAGACACCTTTGTAACAGGAGTTTTTTTACCAAGAGCAGTTTTTATTTTATTTAAAGCTCCCTTATTTAAAAACCTATTTATTTCTTTTGTCTTTATATCCGCAACTTTAGAATCAAATTGATCTAATATAGCATTTATTTCAGGCTTAGCTTGTTCAAGAGTAAATCCTAAATCTAATATTGATTTTGTAATCTTTTCCTTAGCGTCTAATATATTTGATGCTTTTCCTATAACCTTAGACCAATCAACTGATTTTACAGATTTATTATCAATAACCTTTTCAGTAAAATAACCAGCACTTATTAACTTCTCTCTTATAGCATTGCTAATTTGATTTTTAGTTAATAATGTTTCAAATATACTATCAGTATAATCTGCTAAGAAATCTTTTATATCTTCTTTTTGATCATCTGTAAGATTCTCATCTTCATCTATTAAAACGTCTAATTCTTCTTTTGTGTTTTCCCATATAGCAAAATCCTTTTTACCATTTGCTATAGCAAAAGAAAGCATATCGTTTACATTACTAACATTTTCTTTTTTGCTTGCATAATATTCTTTAGCCTTATTTGACACTACTTTTACAAGTTTTTTAAGATATGTTTGCTCTTCTTTGGTAGATGCCATTCCTAAATTACTTTCTGCATCTTTCCTTATTCTTTCAGCTGCCATCCTAGGAGCTATTTTTCTAGCTTTCTCGGGATTGTTATCTTCTTCTTTTTTCAACTTAGCTATAGCCGACTTCTTTGTGGCTTGAAGCATTTTCTTTGCATCACTTTCATCTTGTAATCCATCTAAATAAGACTGCACTTTTTCTTCGCTATCAAATAATTTTTCATCTGCTCCATTTTGCACAGCCTTGTCTTTAACGCCATTATATATTCCCTTAAGTTCTTTTTTGAATCCTTTAAACTTAGAAGACATGACCTTATACCAATCTGCAAAATTTGTTAATCCATTTTCTATATGATATAATCCAAAATAAGTAAGATCTACTAAATCATCCTTAGATGCAATACTTCTTGCTCTTTGATTAAAGTCTTTTAACCTCCTATCGTATTCTGTGTCATTTGTGATTCTTTTTATAGATAATGGATTCTTTTTAGTCCCCTTTGCAGCATTATCTCTCTCGGCTATTTGCTTTTTTAAATTTATTATCTCTTTCTCTAATTGAGAAATATTTTTATTTACACTAGACTCTCCCTCTAAATCAGACTCTGTTAATTCTTTTGCAGCTTGATCAATAGACTGAGCTTCTTCTTTTATTATTTTAATAATAACCTTTGCTTGATCGGTAGCATCTTTTGCTCTTACTTCATTTAATTCCTCTACTGTATTTTGCAATTTCTTAATAAGCGCCAGTCCAGAAAGTTTATATATTTCCTTGTGAATGTTTATAGCTCTACCATAAGCAGTTCCTAATTTACCTAATTCAGCTGTTACTTCTTTTAATTTTTCATTTGCATCGATTTCGTCATTTACCGACTCGGTTGTAGATTTACCCTCTGCGAATTGTTGCCTACCTAATTTTGCATAATAATCCATAGCAGCGCCTAATATCATAACTCTCTCAACTGGCTCTAAATTAGACTTTGTTGCTTCTAATACTGCATTTTCTACTCCTACTTGCTTAATTAAATCCAATGCAAATTCCCTAGCTTGTGCAGGTGGCATTACTGTATAAATTGCATTAGGATCATTTTCTAATATAGACTTCTGATCTTCTGTTAATTCTGTAGATCTATTTATAAGCTGTCTATATACAGACCTTATTTTTTCAGTTTTTTCATCGACTTCACCTTCAATGGAAGTTTTTTCCCTTTGCTTGCTTGGTTCCACTCCTTCACGTCCACCCCTTGCTTTTCTAGCTCCTGCTTGTTCACGTTGAAGAATTTCCTCTGCGCCTCGCTCTTGTATGGCATCTTGTATAGGTTTTAACTTTGATAAATCTTGTTCTACGAGGTAATCTTTAAGTTCCGCTTCAGTAAATTCTTTAAATTCACCTTTACTTATTTCAAAAAGATATTTGCATGGATTTTTTGCCATTATTATAAATCATTGATGTGTTGGTCAAATTCTAGTAACTCTTTAGTTGCTTCTGCAATTTTGTATTTAGCTAATAAATCACCATAATGACCAACTGCTTTTACTTGTATTGTTACAAATTGTTGTAAAAATATACCAACTGTGCAATCTTCATCTTCTGCTTTTTCATACAATTCCTTGTATTGGTTATATACATCTAATTCTGTTTGATAACCTAATTCCAATGCTTCCCCTAAATCACTTACTTTATCAGTAATTGCTTCTATTTTAGGCACATCTGCGCAATCTCCCATATCATTCATGAAATCTACTATAATCTGATAATGGCCTAATTCTTCTGCACTTTCTGCTAAAAAGTACTTTTGACCACCAAAATAACCAATTCTTTGCAATTGATTAGCTAGGCTTTTCCATAGATTTGATTGGTATAGCTCAACTTGAAGAGCACTTTGTAGGCCCTTTTTCATGCTTGGGCTAAGTAATGACTTTATGGACATATTTTTTCTATTTTAAGTTCTTTGAGTAATTCATCAAATTTACTATTAATTATCTTTCTTTTCTCAATTCTGGTAAGATCTTTATAATCTTGTACTAAGGTTTCTTTAGTAATTTCCTTTGCACTTGATCTGCCGCCAGCCTCTTTATCAATTTCTCCCTCACCCTTGGGTCTAAGTTGTTGATCTTCTGCTTTAATTTCTGCTTCATATTGTTTAATTAAATTGTTTATATGATCTTCCGAGTCTTCTCCTTCAATCTGTTCGTCAAGTGGCTCTCTTAATTGTTTTTCTAACTTCTCTTGTTCTTCTAAAAATTCGGCTTCATATTGCTCTGCAATTCTCATTGCTTGCTTTTCCGCCATATATTCTGGGCTATATTGCTCTAAATAGGCCTCGGCTGCTTCTATTCTGGTATTATTATTGCCAATTTCAGCTATTAATTTATCTTTAATATCCCTTTCTGAAATTCTTTGCTTATTTACCTCCCATAACCTATGTGCCAAATCGTTTAAAGTTTCATTGCCACCTACAAAATCTTTCAACTTAACTTCTTCAGATATTTTTTTTCTACGAGGCACATTCAATTCTGCTCCTTTTACACTTCCATATGCATCATTTACAGCTTCTTCACTAACCTTGCCTCCATCTGCTAAATATCTCAATGCAACCTCTGCTGCACCGATTTCACCAGATCCAGCTGGTGCTGGCATTTCTTTTACTTTTCGATACAATTCTTTCGTAACAACTGCTTTTTCTGCTCCAATTTCTCTATTTATCTTTTTTTCTGCTTCTTGCTTCTCTTTTAATACTTCCTGATATGTTTTTTTAGGCTCTGCTTCTACTTCAGTTGGTTTAATTTGTTCAACAACAGACTCTGGCGCAGGTTCTTTAATAAAGCCTTTATGCCACCTAACACTTTGCTTACCACTTATTGTTTTTTGACCATTATCAAATCTAACAAATGGGACACCTTGCCTATCTACTATCTCACCTGAATAAGTTTTTAAACCTATAGGCGTTACATAATCATACACAACTCTATCTCCAATCTTAACGCCTGATTCTTGCATTGCTGATTTTGCTTTCTTTGAGTAATCAGCTTTTTCTACCTTAAATAAAGCATTTATATCGGGTAGCGCATCTTTATATTCTTGTGACGCCAAAAACTCATTTTTGCTCTTATATTCTTTTGATTTTGATTTTATCCATTCTTGAGCATCATCATAAGACGGAAAACGAGGAGCTTCTTCTGCTATTTTCCTTTTTTCTATAATTTCTTGTTGCTTATCGCTAAACTTTTTAGAAATTACTCTGTCTAAAAGCTTTTCCTCCTTAGTCATTGGAGTTTCAATATCTGGACTTGGATATAATTTCTTTTTTAATGCAATTAATTCATCTACACTTTTACTATTATATTCTTCTTCTAAAGTTGGAGCAGTTGGCTTGATTACTTCAGTTGGCTTGATTACTTCTTCAGTTACTTCAACTTCGGTAGGCTTAGGTTGCAACGCTTCAAATTCTTGTTGACTTACTTCCTCTCCATCTACTATGTATTTTTTACCACCAAATTCTTTTGATGGCTTCTTTGCAATATTATATACTTCTGCATCTATTTTTTTAATTCTTTCTTCGTTGTTTTTTATTTCTTGATCTATACCTGCATGATAAGCTACATCTGTTGCTTGTTTTTGCTGTAATAGATTTTGATTAGCTTGGTTTATGTCATTTCTTTCAACCAATAGCTCAATTGATTTAACCTTGCTTTCGCCTGTTACTGTTTGAGGTATTTTATCTACTACCTGTGCTGCCTTTTCTGTAAAAGCAATGCCTTCTTGATATTGTTCTGGAGTAATAACATTATTAGCTAAATCTCTGTCTAAATTTTGAACCGCCTTTTGAGTACCCACCTCAACTCCTTGTGTAACAATATCTTTAGCAGATACTTCATTACCAGAAGTTATTTTAGGGTTTTCTAAATTATCTTCATATTGCTTAATTTGATTCTCTAAAACATCCGCTTCTTGTTGCTTACCTTGTTTTCTTAAAATCTTAGCATTAGCACCCATAGCGTTAAGTAAAAAGCCAACGCCAAATCCAATTCCACCAGATGTGCCTACCCCATCCATGATAGACTGATTGATGTTATATATGTCTTTTGCTGTTTTATTAGCATACAACTGCTGCATTACTTCTGTGGTCATTTCTTCAATACCACCTGTAAGACCAGCTACACCTTTTGTTTTAATGTAATTAGCTACACTTCCTCCTGTTGAATTATTAAATCTTTTGAAAAATTGCATTACAGGAATCGTTTCTAATACTGATCCTACTGCTGCATTTTTATAAAAAGCCTCAAATGCTTGGTCATCAGTAGCCCCTGCATCCTTGGCTCTATCAAATTCAGATTGCCCCATAGAAAGTCCGGCACTTACAGCCGTAGGCGTAGCTAATTGTGAACCAAGCGTTTTAGCTGCTGTTATAACTGCTCCTTTAGGAGCTTGAGCAACTAATGCGGCACCCTTTCCTGCCGCGCCCGTAAGGCCGCCCGTAAGCACCAAAGAACCTACTTGTCCAAAAGCTTGAGCAACTTGATCTGATAATGTACCTTTAAACTCCTCGTCTTGAGGAGTTAATTCGTCTATTGCATTGTTTAAATAATCGCCAAATTTAATTAATGCATCACTTGCAAAACCTTTCCCAGAACCACCCATAACTTTTTTGGTTGCCCCTTGAAGAGCTGTACCTAGAGCTTTAGTAGGACTACTAATAAATCCTTTTGCAAATCCTTTGTCTAATGCAGATACAGTATTTAATAACCAGCCTTGTTTTTCTACAGGCTCCGCTGTAGGTTTTTCTACAATAATTTCTGTAGGTCTTTCTACTTTAGCTTGAGGTATAGTAAAACCTTTCTGAGCAAATTCAGCCCCCTGCTCAAGAACGTTTTTTGATGGTAATTTTGATGGTATAGGGCCATATTCTGTTCCAGAAACTCCTTTTTTTTTTAAATCTGCATAACTTTGATTCAAAAAAGATAATACATCATTGTCAGATGCGCCTGATTTATAAGCTCCATCAAAATCAAAATCTAAATTAAATTTACTTTTAAAGTAACTTGACAATTCAGAAGGCTTTGCCCCTGCTTTTCTAGCTCCTACTAAATCAAAATCTATATCTGGCATAAATTATTGCTTTTTTAAAAATTTATTCAAATCAACGCCTCCCGGAGTTACCACATCTTCAACTTCTTCTTCATATGAATATAATGGAGATTCTCCCTTTCTTTCTGTATCAAATTTCTTTTGAGCATTCATAATTGTAGTTCTAGTTATTACTTTATTTTTAGGACTAGTAATACTTTGTATTATACCGTCTTTAGCAACTAATTTATATTTATCCCTTGACCTCAAGTCTATTCCGTAGTTTTCTAAAGCACTATAAAATTCAGGTTGAAAATTTGATCCTGAAACATCTTTTAAATTAATGGTAGCAGGTTTCCCTTCTTTATCTAATACCTTTCCAGCTACAATTTCATATCCTGTGCTTCCTAATTTTACCGGAACTCCGCCAGAACCTGTCATATCAAATAAATTCTTCATTTTAGGCATATTCTGCGCTTTTAAATCAGCCCTACTTCTAGCTAATGCGTCTTGTCTATTCTGCCTATCTCTCCAATCACTTATTTCTGTACTTACTTCTGCCGCTGGTTTCATTGCAATAGTATAAGCAACTGCAATATCTTTTTCTGTTCTAGGCATATCTTTGCCTGTAAAATCCTTATATATAGAAGCTAATTCATTTACTTTATTAATATCAGAAGCGATATCCCTTACGGCAACTTGTAATCCTCTATCTCTATCATAAGTACCATAAACATCTGTTGTTATTCTATTTAACGCATTCTTGGTAATATCCTTTGTTTTTATTAATTCATATTTACCTGTTGCTTTATTAAATACTTCTTTTTCTGTTTCAAGATCTGGTCTTAATCTTCCATAAATATCTTGTTGATATTTAATAGGATCGTGTTGCGAGTATGTCCTAAAATTAGCTATGTCAAAATCTACTCTTTTTGGATCATCTAGTGCCAATTCATTTAAAGCTATTCCCTGAGCTACACCATCTTCTGCAATTTCTTTTCTTTTTTGAGCATCCATCATTGCTGTTGAAAGTGCTTTTGCCTTACCTGTTTGCTCCTTGGATTTGGTTACATAACCCAATTGGTCTGTATTCATTCCCATAAACTGAGAATAAGCTTTACCATTATCTAATTCTGGTCTTCTTATTGCTTCTTTATTTTGAAAGTAATACTGCTTAGCTTCATTTTTTCTTCTCATCAAGCCCTCGATATCTTGATTACGCATACCAGCTGGAGTTATGTTTTTATCATAATCCATGAAGTACTTGTCCAATGCTTCGTTTTTAGCTTGTTCTTTTTGCTGCAATTGAATAAGCATCTGAGTTGGCTTAGATGATATATCTATCGCAACTCCCCTTTTGTAGGGATTTATTCCCAATAATCCTGTTGAAGCCATTTTAATATTTTATTTTGTTGGTTTCCAGTATTGATTAAAATTGGTATTAACTTTAAATTTACCATATGGGTCACCAGGCACTTTTGAATCAAAACCACTTATTGACGGAACTGCATTAACATTAGTGGGAGAATTAAATGCACTAGAAACACCCAATGAGGCAGCATTACTTAATCCAGACCCTAGCATTTGCATTCCTGCATTATATTGCTCTCCTGCTGCCTGTGCTTTCATTTGTTCTAATTGAAGTCTTCTATTGTAAGGAGTCATCTTATTAATATCAAATTCTTTTGCACTTTCTCCACTCATCATTTGAGTAGCTTGACCTAATTGTGATAATCTTTGTCCTTTTTGAGATTCTGCTTGAGCTCCTAAATTTGTTAATGCCTGTGACTGAGCCCCTGCTAATCTGGAGATACCACCAATAGCAGATCTTCTATCTTGCAATGCAGATAACCCTTGAGCAGTAGCTCTTTGGATATTTTGTTTTCCTACAAGATATTGCTGTGATTGATAAGGGCTTTCCTTATATCTATTTAAAGCTTCTTGATAATAATCTCCTATTTCTTTACTAGGCTTGTATAAAGGACTATTCCTAGCTTGCTGCTCTAGTGCTTGCTGTGCTCTTTTTTGCTGTTTGCTTCCTGAGATCATACCAGCCGCCCCCATACCTACGGTGGCTGCGGTACCGACTGCTGCTATTCCGGTAACTGCTGCTGTTGCTGCTGTTGCTCCTAAAGCTGTTCCTATTGCTATGAAACTCATAATTCTATTTTTTTAGTTTCTTCTAATTTTTTAATATATTCATCTTTGATATCAGTTCCTGTCAAATAATTTAAATGTGGTTCTAATATTTTTTCTTCAATTTTTTTCACTATTTCTTCTTTTTCTTCATCACTTAATTTATTATATTCAGAAGTCATTCCATCTATTTTATGAAATGTTGTCCAAATACAATCTTCTAGTATATATAAAACTCTTCTTGTTCCTGGAACTGTTATTCCAGTATAAGGAGCCGTTATTTCATTCCATTCATCACCATCTATAGAAACAGCTGTTTTACCATACGATATTACATATGGATGTTCTGTTTTATGTATTTTACTTGTTATCAAAGATCCAGCAGGCATAAATATCTCTCTTATATACATCCCTTCTGTAAACTTATGGGTGGTAAGACAATAAACTGGCTGAAGGTTCTCTAACATAGAAACCTCTAATTCGTCCAGTATGTCATCATTTTCCCTTAAAATCATTATCTATTATTCAATGGTGAATTAATGTATTTGGCCGTTGCGCTGTTCAAATATACGAAAGAATTTGCATTAGATTTCTCAAATTTTACAACTATGTAATTACCCTTCAAAGCTGACCCTTCTAATATACCACCTATGCTATTTACATCCCTTAAAAATGATGCATGATATTCCGACTCTAGCACTTCAAAATCTGCATCAATTAGGATACTTTCCTGTCTTATTGAGCCATAACTATTCATTTGAGTATAAATAACAGGGCAATTCCAGATACCATTACCGGTTTCCATTATAGAAATCCATGTTTTTTTATCTAGACTACTTGAATTAAACACTGTTTTTATAAAAGCGCTGTACTGAATTCCATAAAAATTGCAATAAACGGAACTCTTATGCTTCCATATTTCACCTGATTTAAAAGTAAATAATGTTGTATTTAAACAGCCCATCATTTCTGGATAATATGAATAAAACGACTCAAAACCATTGCCTATCTCGTCAAAGGATATGGTATATGGATCTTGATGATATGTTAATGTATTTGCCATTTATTTTATATTTTATGGAGCACAAGAAGGAGGTGATACACTTTGAGCCGTTAATGCAACTGATATACTTAATGGCACCGGCATAGGAATAAATTCATCTATAGAACTAGCTGCTGTTATATCTGGACTAAGATATAATTCACTTATTCCTTCGCAAACTCTATATTTAATTACATTTCCGCTTCCTGATACCCAGCTTCCTCTAATTGTATATGGCTGTTGATAAGAATAAACACTTAAAAACCCACTTTGAATACCACTTATTGAAGATGTAATATCAAGTAAAGTGCCTCCTGTATTACTCAAAACTTTCAAGTTTCCTCCAGATTGATTACCTACATACCAACTTATTGATACTGGTGCAACTGTTGTTGTAGTAGTTGTAGGGCCAGCTGTAGTCGTAGTAGTCGTAGTTGGAGCAATTGTAGTCGTAGTAGTCGTAGTTGGAGCAATTGTAGTAGTAGTTGTAGTAGTTGTAGTAGTCGTAGTTGTAGTAGGAACAGTATATCTATTAATTTCTTCCATAGCTATAATATACTTATTTGTATAAGCATCAAATACACCATAAATACAAGGATTACCCTTATAAACAGTATCATTCAATGTAGCACCATTATTTAATTCTTGTCTATAAGCGGCCAAGTTTTTAACAAAAAATGAATTCATTTGATTTGTTATACTTATTGGAGTTATACCATCTTGACTTAATCTACATACTACTCCTCTATAATTATCTACAAAATAATCTGCAAAATTATTCCATGCAAGACTTGTCGAAGCGTCACCTATGCCATAATCACCTGCATAATATTGAATTTTGTTAATTAGCTGATCACTATTTGCTTGCAATGGATTCCCTGTAACGTCTTTTACAATCTGAGTCAAAATAGGCACATTCCCCACTTTAAATTTTTGATAAACCTTTAAATACCTATCCCTTACATGTAATCTCATAACATCACCAAAACTTCTATCATATTCGTCAAAATTTTCAAAATAAAATCTATTAATATTATTTATATTTGTATTTGATTGATATGCTTGACCAAATCTTATTAAAGTTGGAAAATAAACTTGTTTTGCATTTTCATCTACAACTGATTCTCTACCATTACTATTTGTAATTAAATTGTAATTATCACTAAAACTTGATTCTATTATTGATATTGTAGAATTTTTTATTACTGCAAAATCAAGAGAAAAAGGATTTATAAAAATACGATTTGTTCCAATAGAATCATTTGTAGATTCAGCAACTATCCAAACTTTTGAATTTGCTGGTATGGTTATTTTTTTATCTAATTCATATTCTACATTTACGCCTCCTGCAGCAAATTGAACTATAGTGTTAATTTCTATAGGTAATAAGTTAATTTTATATTTAGGATTTGCAGATGCATTACATACAATTGCATACATAGAAAATTTAGATGTTCCATCAGAAAAAACAGGTACTGTTCCTTTCAAACTAACAATTCTGGAATTAGCTGATTTATTATAAAAAAAATAACCTATATCCGAAAATTCAGGATAATACCCAACCGCAAATTCAACAAAATTCATTGGTTGTGTTTTTAATTCATATGAATCATTTGATATTTCAGGATCAACGGTAAGACTCAATGTTTGTATTCTATTATCAAATGGCGCAGATGTTTCTATTTCAACTAAATTAGACTGTATTGATTCATAAAAATCATTATAAGGAACTGTTCTTTTCCTATAAAATAAATCTCCATTCATTAAAGAAACAATAGCAGGATAATTATAAGGATCTGTAGCACTTTGCGTTATTTCTCCATAATGAAAATCTAAATTAGTTCCTGCATTTCCTATTCCATAACATTTGCCAAATTCATAAAAAAATCTTTGAGTTAAAGATGAATTTGTAGTAAGGTTATATAATAATATTTCATAATGCTGAAAATCTTCCGTACCTATAAATTTAAAATCATCACCTATATCATTTGTCGGGTATTTTATTTTTAAAAAAGTTCCTGTTCTTGTATAAGTATTATAGTTTGGAGTTAATGGAGCAGGAAATTCTATATTATATTGTATAGACGTTTGCACCCCTACAATTTCATAATCATATTGAGTCAATGGTATTGCAACATTATCTACATCATATCTTCTTAAAAATTTAATTCTATCTCCATCTGCAAAAGAATAAGAAACTACATTTTGAGTAGAACTTATTGATTCATTATAAGATTGAATATTATTTATTCCTATATAAATATATCTAGGTTCATCTGTTGCATTTAAGCTAGAAAATGCAGAATCACTTATCCAATATAATCTTTTATTATAAGTAGTATTATTTGATCTTAATATTTGATAATATTTTGCATACAATGGAGGCCTATTTAATATAGATATATATATCAATGGCAATTCATCTACTAAAGATTGAGAAGAAGTATTTGCTGTTGCATTTATCGATGTTTGAGCACCTATAGTTCTCCCTTGTTCATCAAAGTATTGAATAGCATATTGATAACCAGAATCCCATGCATTTGCAAATCTTGTATTATCAGAATCTAATGCAGGAAATGTTTTAAATCCATTTGAAAATAACGTAAATCCGCTTGCGTAATTTAAAACAAGATGATTGCCGGTTAATGATACTTGCGTAAAACCTTTTAACTGCATTGCAGATGATATTCCGTCCAATAAATCGCTAACTAAATACGAGCTTGTTAAACCAGTAGTTTCATAGAATGTACTTAAATCAGTACCTGTTGATGAGAATGAATTTATATAATATCCACCTGCTGCGTTATTTAGTGTTGTTACTGTTCCATCTATTCCATTTGTACCAGTACCATAAAGATAAATATCCATTATTGTGCCTGAGCCATGATCTGAACCATTTACTGATGCAATAAAAAGCAATCCACATTGATCATAAAAATAATCAGTTTGCCCAATTGGCTGAGAAATAGATAATTCCATATCTGTCTTATCATACCCTTCTGTAATTCCAGAATATAATAAAACATTTCCATTAGCTAATTCAGATGCATTCGCTTTTTGAGGAACCCAATCTTGCAACTGCGTAGCTTCAATTACATCTAATTGAGAATAAATACCATCATTAAAGAACTTATATGTGTATAAAGTATTATTTGATATAAATAAATTTTCCTTAATAAAAGATTGGATAAGATACCAGTTGCTAGTAACTCCATTACTCGTTTCTCTAAAAGAAATTTCAATAGCTTTTACTTGATCTCCGCCTGTAGAAACAGAAACAGAAATTCTAGAGTTGTCTGTAAATACATTATCCGTTAAACTTAATGTTGGCTGTTGTGGCAAAGGCACTATACTCTTTGAACTCCATACAGATTTTTCATTGTTATCATAAACATATCTATATGAAAATTGGAATAATTTATTTCTAAGGTTATTAATAGTAATTGTAGTATCATTTTCATAAACTACTTTAGGAGACATTACCGGTGGCGCTTTTGCAACCAATAAATATTCTAATTTCCATGGACTATATGTAGCAATTACATTAATATTTTTAGGTGGATTTAATCCATCATTAAAAAATAAAATATCACCTTCATCATCTCTATAAAATATATTAACCGATAAAACCTTATAAGATGGATTAAAATTCAAAATATCAATACCGTCGCTGTCTGTTTTGCTTTCTAATACTTTTACAACAGTTTCGTTATTCGCATCATAATACAATATAGTATTATAACCATTGCTATTCCACAAAAAATAATAAGCTTTATTTCTTATTTTGTCTGGATAAAATCCAATAATTTTATTTTCACCGGCAGGCAACGTATATGGCAATAATGAATTTCCTAATATATTAGATATAACTATATCCTGACCTGTTCCTTCAGAATCTTTTGTTATATTTAAAGCATCTATATAATCACCACCAGATATCCTATAGTCGGCAACATCTAAGTTAAGCTTTCCGTTAAATGGGTTATTTATTATTGGCATATTGTCTTTAAGCTTTTACGGTCATTCTTTGATTTTCTAAATTCCACTCATAAGCCTCCATTATATACAATGGCTTAAATTGTGCATTAGCTAATCTTCTTTCATTATAATAGTTATTTTTTCTATCCCTCTTGTCCCCTAAGTTACCCTTTCTAGTACTAGGAATATTAATTATATCCTGCCAAGCTAACCAAGCTATAAGAGCCTCTCTAAATTGAATAGGAACCATGTATTTTTCTTCCGGATTTGCACTAGCTAGATACTCTATCATAATGTAATCATAATAGAAGTTTTGATTTAAAAGAATAACTCCATTAGAATCATCTATGCTAAAAGAACCTACATTAGGTGATCCGCTAGGAATACCATAAATATTATTAAATCCATATCCATCCCAATAATTATAGAATATAGGAGCTCCTTGCTGATACCATTGTGTAATAGTATTATCTTGAGTTAAAGCAAGTCTATCTGGTTGCTGGTCAGCATAAAATGTAAGTTTATTATTAAATTTCAAAGGTATAATTTCACCATTTGAATTTAAAACTCCAATTTTTGAATAGCTAATATAATCATTTGGCAGATTTGCCGTATAATTAGTTGTATCAATTGGTATTTTTACAGTTTTGATTTTATAAAAAAAATCAAGACCTAATTTTTCCATACCTCTATATGCTATATTATATAATTTGGTATACTTATGTATACTTTGTTCACTTGAATCAATGTAATCGTTTATTACAGAATCTAATGTTATATAATTTCTTTCTTGTGATGCCATTTTTAATTATTTGAAACGTAAGCTAATATATCGTTTTGACGTATTAAATAATAAACAATATCGTTTATAATGTAAGCGTCTCCTGCATCTTTTATATGAAATACTATGTCGCCTTTTTTTGCTTCCATTTTTATCTTACTTGTGCCTCTTCCAACTTCAACAATTTCAGCCTTTGCACTTCTTTCTTGAGCTGATTCAGGTATAAATAATCCTGATTCAGTAACACTTTCTGCCATCATAGGCTTAATTAAAACAAAATCTCTTAATGGTTTCATATAGTTTAGTTATTATTATCTACTCCATCATTTGATGTATCTATTGGTCTTGACCTTTCAAAAGCTAATTGTTGCTTAATATATTCAATAACAATCGGCATGTAATCATCCGGCATATTCAATACTGAGCTTAAATCTGTACTATCACCTCCACTTACCATTCTTACACTAGCTGTATATTGCGTCATTGGTATGTCCGTCTTAATATAAATTTTGGTATTCTCTTGCCAATAAAGAACTTTATTTTGAATAGGTCTTAAATTTTCTTGGTATGCAATCTGATTAACTGACATTGGTATTGCAGTAAAAGAAAGTATATTATCTTTTTTAAATTGAACCGTAGATACACCCTCATCCTTACCCAATGCAAACGGTATATGAGGCAATGATAGTTGAAATGTATTATTATCAAATTGTGCAATAGCCAAACCAACATATGAAGTATAAAATGAATTATTAATATAAGCAATCCCATCTAATTGGATGCTATCTGTATAATTCTTTTTAGCAGCCATCCCGATAGCTTGATTAAGCCATAAATTTACTTGACTAAAAGTAATACTACTATCGTCACTAGGTTGGCCATTATATATTTGCCTTAATATTAATTCTATAGTTTGATTTCTAGTCATTATTGTCCTTGTTGAGTTACTTGATTAGCATATTGCTCTATTTGCCCCATTTGTAAGTTTAATCCAACTAATTTTAACGCACGAGCCACAATCTCCAATAAATCCACATCATCCCACACTGGATTTACACTACCTGAAACTGGAACTTGAACTGGAGGTTGTACTTGCCCAGGAGGAGCATAAACAGCTCTATTATTAGCATCCAACGTATAAGCCCATGTCATCGTAGGCGCATTTTTAATATATGTCAAAACTGGAGAAGCTAATGTAATTGGATAAAACTGAAACCCAGTTGGTTCAATTAAGTATATTGGATTTGTTGCTATTGGATCAATAGTGCTATTATAATAAGAATACAAACTATCTTGTTGAACATATCTTACTCTTTGAAACGCAGAAGTTCTCATCGCATCCGCCTGAACATAATCAACAGGATATGGAGCTTCTCCTGTAGCAACATTAACTACTAAAGTTGATTCGGTAATTAATGGAGTTAAACGCTGTCTTATATTTTCATTTTGGCTATATCCAATTCTTGATTGAGCCCTACCATATTGATATTGCTGAAATTCACCTAGTAAATAAGTCTGATACGAAGTTTGACCTTGATTAATAATCGTATTGAACTGTGATGGACTCAAGTACCCATTTTGCGCTTTATTTATCGCAAATTGGCAAATAAGGTACATATCATTTATGTTCATATCTTCTGTGTTATATTTAACAAATATACGAAAAACAAAAACAAAAAAGCCCGTAATTTTTAGGCTACGGGACTTCTTTTATTTTAGAGGAAGATTTAGTATTTAAACTTCTTCAATTGCTCAAGGAAAGCTTTACTTTCATCTTGAGGTAACATAGCAAATTCTATTAAATATGCTTGTGCTTTTACGTTAGAAGGCATTTTACAGATAAATCCACCATCGCCAGACCAATAAGCAGAACCTTTCTTAACACCTAAGTCTATTTTATTGTCTAAAATAGCTCTTTTAATGGCATAAGCGACATCTACTTCTTTGCTTCCGGCACTTTGCATGAACTTATTAGGTTGCGCTTCTGCATAAAGCTCATAATCATTCCTTAACGCTTCATTTGATTTAGGCATACCCAATTCATCATTGAATAAAATTCCTAAATAATTTGCGTGTTTACGCATATCTTCATCACTAGACATTGATGCAAATTTAATCGCAGCAACTTTAGCAACTCGTTTAGCTCTTTCAACTTCTGCAACTCTTTGTGGATTCCATTGGAAAAAGGTTAATTTCTTAGTTCCTTTTTTGTTAGGGTTATCTACGTTTGCATTACATAATGATAAGAATTCAAGGGCTGTTGTATCATAATCAGCAATTCTTAAAATTCTTTTATCAAATATAAGTGTCCTTCTATTAGACTCAATAAAAGCCTTTTCAAGACCTTTTTGATCCTCCATATGAATACTAGGGAAATTCCTTAATAATCTAATTGGCTTCATTTTAGTGCCATCCCAGTAGTTATCAGTGCCTTCCATGTGATATTTACCATTCTTGGTAGTATCCGATAACTTAAAAATATGAAATTTCTCTGTGGATTGAACCGAATGTTCTGAAGCGGAGTTTGATTCCTCTTGTTGTCTAATTTCTCTAATTTCTTCCCCTTGTTGAGAAAGATGGACATGAGATAGTCCTGATGCCTTTAAACTTGCCATAAAATGGGTTTTAATTGTTTAAAAAAGGTAGCGACAATAATTAAATTGCCGCTACCCGATAAAATACTAATTTAAGAACTAGTCACCTTGAACTACGATGAATTGGTTTGCTGCACAAACACGAGTTGATCTGTAAGTGATCATCGCGATTTGATTAGTCATTGTACCATCTGTAGGATTAGGAGAACCACCACCATACTGCCATACACGAATTCCGTTACCAACTGTTCCACCTTTAGGCGGCTCTTGGTACATAACTGTGATGTTCTTGTATGTTTGAGCAGTTTTGCTATCTTTAGTTTCACCCATTGGATAGATTAATCCGAAATTACGGAAGTAATCAACATTTGGAGTTAAACCAGTTGTAACCTCAGAGTTAAATTGAGGATACTTCTTAACAGATAACAAATAACCGTCAATATAGATCTCTTGGAAACCATAAGCAACAGAAGCTTCTTTAGTTTTTTCACCAGATCCATAAACGAAAGCACCAGCTGGGTAAGCAGCAAAGATACCATCACTGAAATCTTGTCTTTGGAAAATGTCAGTTAACCAAGCAGATTGCTTAGCACAACCGTTAACATCCATAATACGAGTGATCTCATGTAATTTAGCGATATCTAAAGTACCTGGAGTATAACCTACAGTTTCTCCATCAGCTAAAGCCTTAGGGATAATACCTTGAGCTCCTACTGAGTTAGAGATAGCTGTGTTATTCTGCTTGTTACCACGCATTAACTTAGCCTCTACGTTATTCTTGAATCGTTGTAATGTTTTGTACATTCCTTTGTAAGTAAATGCAGTAACACCATTAGCAGCCATATCGGCAGAAACAGGGAACTCATAATAAGTATCAGCCATTTGAGCTAGATCGGTATTGCTCCAACCATCACGAATTTCAGTAATGTTGTTATCATATCTTTGATCCAAATGGATTAAAGGATTGATAGCAGTAGAAGCTTCACCAGCATCCACATCACCACCGAATAATAAAACTTCACCAGCTAATAAGCTATTTGCACCAGCTGAAGCAAACCTTTGAGTTACGATCTTAGGAGCTACTTCAAAAGTCCAAGCATAAGGAGTTGTATCGTCAATAGACAAAATAACACCCTCAATGTTAGATGAAGCGACACGTAATGTTTCTTTAACTCTTAATGGAGTTTCAGTACCACTGTTGTAATAAGCTTCTGCACCTAAAGTTAAGGTAACAGTTGCACCAACGCCAGCAGCTACTGTAGATTCATTAGTAACAGCAGGCATTAATTTACCTCTGTTCTCAAACCAGAAAAAATTCTGATTTTTTACTTCTTCCATTCCACTATGAGCGGCTAACCACCATGTAAAATCTTCATTTCCGTACTTCTCTGTATACTTTTTGTAATACTGAGGAGTTAATAATTGTAGGTCAACCATAAGTTGCCTGTTCTGGGACGGTTGCGAAATTGCACCCGGTTGCAGAATATTAGAGGTAGGTATTCCTGCCATAATATTTGTTTTTTTGTTTTTATAATACCTTCCCCAGGGGCAATATTTAAGGTTAATTACTAAAAGCCCAGTCCGCTAATGAATCCATTTGCGCATTTGGATTTTGAGTAGGTGTACCTTGTGGGGTGATTGGGTTTAAATTAACATTTCCAGATTTTTTCAAATGAGCTAACAATCTTTGAGATGCAGCTTCATTTGCCACTTTTTGTAAGATTTTATCACGATTCTCTAACAGATATTTATCTGCCATTATTTGCTGGATATTTGGCTTCCCATCCTCGGTAAACCATCTTCCATTAAAATAAGATTCTGTGTCAAAATCATCCAATTCATTCTTCATTGATACTCTTTCATCTTCGCCTACGTTAAATGATATAGGTATTTCGACTTCCGCGTCTTTTACCGATACATTAAACCCGCTAAATGAATTAAAATCAGAATTAAGTGCTTTTTCATAAATAGACCTAGCTTGCTGCTCGTACTCTAAATCTGCTTTAGATTGAGATTCGTACTCTGCCATTCTCTCGGCCTCTTTATAAATATCCGGTAATACTAATTCACTTTTTAATTTAGCCAATTCTGGTCTATAAACCTTAGCATCAATGATCATTTTTTTCTGAGCATATTCTACTTGAGATTCCCATGTTTTAACCTTTTGGCTATAATCCTCATCCGTTTCATCATACCCTTGCTCTGGTTTTGCAGGCGTATAATAACTTTCATAAAATAAAAGATCTACTTCATCTGCATTCAAGTCTTTATACTTGTTTGCGATGTTTGTCTTGATAATATCTACAGCTAAATTAGCATTAATTTCTCCTGTAATTAATTTCTCAAGTTTTTTTTGTTGGTTTAATATATCATAAACCTCTTCTGTTTTACCTTCCTTGATTGCGTTAAACAATGTTTTACTAGTGTCATCCTTAAAATCAAATTCAGGTTCTTTAAATTCCTTTACTCTTTTAAATTCTTGCTCAGCTTGCTCATAACTATCAAATCCAAATTTTTCTTTTAAAAATTGATTTGAATCAAAACTTTGAGGTGCTGGATCTGGAACCGGATCTGGTGTTCCTTGTGGAACTATTGGATCTGGAACCGGATCTGGTGTTACAACAGGTGTTGATTCTGTTGGCAATTGTTGTCCATCGTCCGAAAACGGATCGAATCCATCTGCAAGCGTAACTGAGCTTGATTGATTACTATTTGGCATAAATGCTTATTTTGGTTTATATTTTCATTAAGGCGCTACTGTTGTTGTTGTAGTAGTTGGCTCCACTGTTGTTGTTGTAGTAGTTGGCGCAGCTGTAGTTGTTGTCGTTGGTGCAGCTGTAGTTGTTGTCGTGCTAGTAGTAGTTGTCGTAGTAGTAGTAGTTCCTGTATTTAATACTATATTACCAGAACCATCAATCATAACGGCATATTCTACAGATGGATCTGTTAATAATTGAATTCCCTGCCATTTGTAACCATTACCAAATACAAGTTGAGTTAATCTACTATCTAAATATAGAATATTTGCAGTTGTTAATGTACTAGTTGTTGCATAAACAATTTGAGTTCCTTGATCAACACCTATATATTTTGCTTGAAAAGCATCTGGGTATAGATTTTTTGATAGGATATATGCTACTGAATTTGCCATTTTGTGTTATTTTTTATATTAATATTATGGTGCTGTTGTTGTTGTAGTTGCAATTGCGGTTCCTTGTAATAACAAATATTTACCAATAATTCCAAATTCAACTATTCCACTAGCTGATATAGAACTTACATCGGTTTTTGTTGTTAAATTAATACCTAAAACAGATACCCAGTTAAGAGGAACTTCTGGAGCTGGCAATAATTGCCCTGTAATTGCCCCATCATCATTTGTAGTACTAAATGAAATTGCATTAGATGGACTTACAAATTGCACAACAGCAGAATCCCAACCAGATAAATCTTGGTAAAAATTGCCATTTGCATTAAAAGAAGCAGTTGCATCTACAACTTTGCTAATTTTTGAACTAAATTTTTGCAGTCTGATTAAAAGTTTACTTACCGTTGCCATTTTTTATTATTTTATAATGTTTATTATTGTTGTTCTAAGGCCATTTCCTGACCTTGTGTTTGTTGCTCTTGTTGTTGTTGCTGTTGTTGTACCATAGCTGCCGCTTGTTCCATTTGATCATTTTGAGCAGTCAATGGTATTTCTACATTTACTAATAACTCATTAATTAATGGTTGTAATTGTGCAGGCATTGGTATGTTCGCTTTAACTAAATCTATCACGCCCTGAAGTAAGATTTCTTTTTGTTTAGCATTAGTCTGCTTATCTAATAATGCATTATCTCCCTGAGCTTTAGCTTGCATACTAGCTTGTTGTATTTCAGCATTTTGCTGACTATTTGTTGCGGCTTTTTCTTGTTCTGCTTTTATAAATTTCTTCTGAGCCTGTCTAAAATACAATTCAGCTAATTGAACATTTTCTCTAGCCATTCTTGTTATCTTAAATGGATCTATATAAAGAATCATTTGAGGATTGGCCGTAATTGCATTATTCATCATAGCCTCTAATTTAGCTACTTCTAAATCATCTGGAAGCATGTCTACTCTAGCTACGAAATTTCTATCTTTTACTTCTTCTTCTTTTAAAATATCTCTATATTTTTTACCGCCTCTTGTAACACTTGTATTTAATAAACAAGCTATTTTCTTACCAGTTTCTTCCATTACATACTTATAAGCCTCATACATGTAGTCTGTTGCATTATTGGCCAATATTCTTGATGTTTCTATGTTAGATGCAGCAACTCTTGGCATTGCAGCTTGACTCATTAAATTAGGATCTTCACCTAATTCATCTTTTAAAACTTGGTAATGGAATTGATATAATTGTATTAAAGCCTGTAATTGAGGTGCAAATCCTGTATTAGGTAATTCGTTAATAGGAATAGGTATTTGATTTCCTTCAGCATCTCTGCCTCTGTAATATAAATTACCTGTTTGTTCCCATATCTTTTGTATTTCAATAGGCTTAGTAGTATCTCCTAGTCCTAAATCTAGCTCTTGTAATGCATCTACATTAATAGAAGCACCAGCTGGTTTCATTTTAGCAACTAGTTGTTGAATCTTTAATCTCGCCAAAATCATTTGCTCAATAGGTTCTTCAATTTTTTCAGGCACAGCCACGTTACGCATATCATAATTCTGATACATATAAAAACTGTAAGAAAATTCTGCATTACCTAATTCCTTTGGATCTTGAGGGCGAATCATATTCTTTTTTATTCCCCAACTCAACATATCTTGAGTAACTGGACAATAAACGCCTCTATATATATTCCATTTTTTTTCTTCTAAATATTCCTGATTCTCGTCTAATTTTTCTGGCTTGCCCTTTCTAATGATAGTGCTTCCGTTCTTTTTAGTTTTTGTAACTGTGTATCCATCAGAATCTAATGTTTTAATTTCAAAATTCATTAAATCAATATTCCATTCATCATAAGGACGCAAATATGCAATATTCCAGTCTTGCATCCATTTAATCTTATCAGTCAATTGATATTCTTTCGAAAATTGTGCAATTCTAAAAATCTCCTCTTCTGTCAAAATACCACCAGCCTGTTTACCATATTTAGCTCTTAATTCGCTAATCTTTATTGAAGATATATGTCCTCTGTATGTTGTATCTCTAAAATCAGGATAATCTGAATAAGAATAAATAACATTCTCTGGTCTAAGCCATTGAACATGAATTTCACCTTCTTCATCCATCCAAGTATAAGTTGCAACTAATCCGACCTCTGCCGAATCGTGTAATATTCTTTCTTTTAAAATATCATCCCATCCATTAGCCTGTAAAACATTGTTACAGCCCATGCTGTATTTTATTTCTTCCGGTAAGTGATTGAATTCAGAAACCCATCTATCTAAATCATCTTTATCTTCTGCAACAAATTGATCTTTAGGAATCATTGGAACTCCAGATTCTAATTCCAACTGAGATAACATTTCTTTATTATCATAAACAAACTCGGCTTCATCTGCCGCTTCTTTTTTTAATTTAGCAGATGTAGGATCTACTGCTGTAACAGATAATTTTTCTTTTCTATTCATCCAAGAACCAACTAATCTTGCTACAATTGTATTACCAATAATAATTGATTTCCAATTAATATTAACATAATTATTCTTGCCATTTAATTCAAGACGATCTAAAAAGACACTCATGTCTATTTTTCCATTTGCAATTTGCCTATTTTTTCTAAAACGATTATTTCTAATCCAAAAATATGACTGATTACCGTAAATAGTTGAATATATGTTCTGAGCAACTCTTTTACCGTATAGAATATCAGATTTGGATGCAAGGTCTGTAGTCAGCTGAAAATCTTTCATTGACTGACCACTACTATTACCTGCGCTTATGTATAATGGACTATCTGACAATTTTTATCAATTTTATTAGGTCAAATATACTAAATAATAAGAAATTTATTAAAAAATTTAATTAAGATAAAATAGGAGAGTAATTTTTAACCAATGGCTCTACTTTAACTTTTGCCCTAATAGGCTCCATTAAACACACTATTAACATTAAAAATGATACAGTTTGGTCAAATTCGGTTCTATTATTAGGATCAAATTTTTTAGCATCTTCTAATAAATTTTCAAAATCTATTGAATTTATATGATATTCAAAATACATTATACCAACATCTGCCTGTTTTGTAAGACTAAAAGGAGTTGTTGGGAAACCCTTATACCTCTCTGAATCTCTTTTTGTCGGATCTATTACCCCCATAGGATACAATCCTAAATATAATATTCTTCCCCTTTCTCTGAAATAAGACAAATAATCATCACTATTATGTTCATACCATACCTGATAACCATAAAACTCAGCCGCAAGCATGACTTGTTCATGAAGAGTTTCTTTTACTTGAGGTCTACCATAAAGATGCCCAATTGCCTTTCCTGTATTATCTGGATCTAACATATTGTATCTTCTGCCTACCCACGCAGATGCTTTTGATCCAAATTTACCTCCCTGACTATTGCTATATCCATCTACGGCTATTGCGCCATCCTCTGTTCTGTCCGGCTTTCTATTTTTAATGTCATATTTATGCTTATTTTCTTCTCCTTGTTTTGGGAATTGAGTAATAACCCAATGAAAATCTTCTTCCTTATCTGTAATTTTTCTCCATCTAACTGTTTGGTCTATATCTCTATAGAATAAAACATGTCTTTTTATTACTGGATTTTGCTTTAAATAAGCCTCTCTTTCCCCTATATTAATTACATTAAAAATACATCCATCAGCATCTGTACTAAATGCTTCATCTATCGTTAATGGCTCTTTTCTTATACGAGCAGATAATGATCTAGGGTTTTTAATTTTAGCTCTATCTGCTAGTATAATATCTAATGTCTTTATTTCGTCTGGATAACCAAAATCATTAAAATTTCTAGTTTTCTTGGCTGACATGAAAAATCTATAAAGTCCACTTGGGGTAGTTCCATCTTCTTTTTTCTCTTGATTGCTTTCTTCCCACAATTGCTTAAATGCTTGTTGAACACCATTTTTTTCGGTACTAAGCTTCTCTACCGTTGTAGTATAAAGAGCTTTACCAATAATCTGACCTTCGTCATCTAGTAAACAATAACGCACAACCTCGTGCCTGTCATACACATTGACCTCGGTTGTCTTTCCACACTCATCAGCCACATATCTATGTAATTTTTGTCCATCATATGCTACTGTATCAGCAGATTGATGATCAATTACAGATCCTAATTCATCTTTATCTATACTATCATCTGACTTCTTACCCCTTACGTTTGTTTTTTGAAAACGCATTTCAGACTTAGGATTAGGGCCTAATGAAGTGTCATATTCTGGTCTAAAAAATTTAGGAAGCCTTCTAAATGGATTCACAACTGTTTTACTAAAAAACTTTTTAGCATCAGATCCTGTTTTAGATTGGATACCTCCATTTGTCATTTTAGTCCTTGATATATACTCTGTAACAAATAAGCCAGCCACAAATGACTTACCAAAACGTCTTTTTGTAACTTCTAGCATACCCATGCACAATGGATCTTCTATGCAATATTGCATAAAATAAAACTTTTCCAAATCAGGCATCCTAAACTTAGGATAACCAATATCTATGCTCCACCATTGCAAATATAAATAATGCATCCCAGTTAAATAAACAGGTGTTCCATTATTTCTATACCAAAAACCATTTAACCTTCTATCCCATTCTTGCTTTTTAAATTCTTCTAATTTATCATCATAAAATTCAGGATCTTCTTCTTTTCTTTTCTTTTCGTAATTATCCCAATTTTTAATAGTTTCAGAATACCAAGATGGAGGATTCATTCGTTTCCAATGCTGTTCTTCTTTTTTAGAAGAATTTTCATAAATACCCCTGTATTCAATATTTTTTGTGATTATATTAAATACATAACCTTCTGGGGGTAGATTACAATCTAGTCCTTGAATATTAACAACTGATCCTCCTTCTATTTTTTCGTACATAATTATCTTGTTTTACCACCAGCTAATTCTCCAACTGCGTCTGCAACACTTTCTGGTGAAAATGGCTTTCTAGATACTTGCATTTCCTTTTTTATATCAATAGGGCCTTGATTTATGCCAGCCAATACGCCAAGTGATTTAATAGCATTTGATACTCCTTCTGCATCAGACCATATTTTTTGCAACCTTTCAAATGTCTTATCTTTAGGTTCATCCATTTGAACTTTAGTAAGATCATTATTATTAAGTAAATCTGCCATTTCATTAGCCTTTCTATTAAGAGCATGATATAATTTACCAACTCCATCATTTTCATAAAAAGCTAATTTGCCTTCTAAAAAAGCAACTTGTTTTAATAAATTATCTTCTAAAGACATACTAAATTTGGATTTGAAAGTGTTACTAATTTTGTTGCATCTGCTGGTGTAATTCCAACTAATATATTTCCATTAATAACCATCTCTGTTAATTCATGATTAATAGCTATTACTTCTTCTCTGTCATTATACCCATCTTCAAAATGTCTTAATCTAATAATATTCTCTTCTACCCCATCATCTCCTTGAAATATAATCTGATAATCTGTAGCTTTTAAAACTTCGCAAACATTTCCTTTTAATTCTCCGCTTGTAATATACAATTTATCTTTTATTACTGTAGGAGTTATTCCTTCTAAAAATCCAGTATAAGGTTGAAATATTCTTAATGCTGTTATAAAATTATTCAATGGCTTCCAAGAATCTTTTGATTTTTTTCTCCATAAAAAACATTCTTCCATAGGAATTGAGTAATACTTAATATCAGATGATGCATCTTCCGTAAAACTTTTGTAATTAAAAATCCTATAAGTGTCATGAGTAGAGTTATGATGAATTAATATTTCCGCACCTTCTGGTATATTTTTAGCATTTACCACTATTGCGTTTACTGGTTTAACATATCTCATGTTAAAATTATCATACACCCTTTCTAATCTTATTTTAGTGCCATCTTTAAATGTATGGCTATTCTTACTTTCTAAATCCACTTTTACTATAACCCTATTTGAAGGAGCTATTAATTTCATAATTTAATTAATTTTATTAATTTAACAAAGTTAACGATTTAAAAGTCATAATAAAATTTATTATATTTGTTATGCCAATCATATATTTATAACAATTAAAACAAAAAAAAATGGCAAACATTTTCGCAGCAACGGTTTTACAAGTAAATCAGTATGCGCAACCAACAGGAGGAACAGTATTTGCATTACCATCTACTGGTATTGTGGTTTCACCAGTTGACCAAGAAGTAAATGGAGTACAAGCTAACGCACTTATCGTTGTACCTCCAAGCGGTTTAAATCAAAGAAGTACAGGTTACCTTGTAACTTCTACAGTTAACCAAGTTCTTACAGCAGCAAATGCTGCACTAGCTTAGTGAAATAGCCCCTTTTAACGAGGGGCTTTTTTGTTTTCTTTATGCACTTCTTTTAATCTTTTGTATATAACTTTTGACTGCTCTAAAGTTTGCCCATTCATAGTAGCAAAAGTAACTGCTAATCTTCTTAGCTTTTTAGCGGCTTTATTATTCATATTTTATGTTTATCTTCCTTGGCCTTTATATGGCTTTGGTCTAGGACTATGTTTGTTATAAGATTTTTTAGCTCTTCCTGTTTTTTGTTTGCCAAAAGTAATTTTGCTTGAATTTGTAAGCTTTGCCATTTTAAACCTTTTTTATAATTATCGAATAAGTTGGAGTAGTAAATATACCACTCCAACTATAATTAACAAAATAATTCATATTAAATAGGTTGTTCTTCAGTTAATTCGAATCCATTTGGTTGAGAAATAAAGTCACTTTGAGGCTCTGTATTACTTTGTTTTGAACCTCCAATTAGCTGAATACTAGTAACTCTTAAAGACAATTGAGGCATAACTTCATTTGTATTTTGATTTCTATAAGTTTTAGCTTCAGGACTTCCTTCTACATAAACTTGAGATCCTTTTTTCAAATAAGGAGCCACAGCTGTACGATCTGTCCAATAAGCTGCCGAAACCCATACACTTTTGTTTACTTCTACCCCTTCTTTGTTTTTAAATTTTTCAGAATGAGCAACAGAAAAGTTAATTACAGTTTTGCCATTTACATTGTTTACTACCGCATCTTGGCCCAAATGTCCAATTAATTGCATTTTGATCATTGTTTGTTTGTTTTATATTAAAAAATATCATCAACATCTTTATAAGGAATCCATGATTGATTTGCTGTTTGTTGTTTCCAAAAATCAATATTCATTTTATTTAAAATAACCTGTGTAATATCAATACCACCAATAAAAAACCTTCTGCTTTTCCATACATATTCCATAGACATAAATCCCCTTCTTCCAACATTCTTTTTCTTAACCTTTTTAGTATATAAATCAGCCATTGGATTCTGTGGATCTGTCTGCGCAAAAGGTCTGTGATAAACCAATATATTGCTCAATTTATTATTCCACATAGCGCCATCAGCAATATCGAATACATCAGGGCATTTGTAGTTTCCAGTAGAATCTTTATCCATCTGTTTTGGATGCGCAATTATCCAAAAATACACGTCATTTTTTTGAGCAAATCTGGAACAATCTGATAAAAATGTTTCTAAATATTTATCAGTTCTGCCTCCAAAACCCTTGTAATCATTCGTAAGCTGATTAAATGGATCTATACAACAAAAATCTATCTTTTCTTGAATAATTAGTTCTAAAAATTTCTCTTTTATGTACTGAGGAGTTGGTGATAATGTTTCTGCGCTTATGTAAAAAATATGCTTAGAAAGATAATCATAAGCTGCTTCATAAACAGAATTTGATGGCCTATTAGGATTGTAAGGTGTACACTCACATCCTAAAAGCATTTCTACGTAATCATGAAAATATTCTTCAGACGGAACATCTTCCGGTGAAAAGGTAGCTATTTTTTCTCCGTATAATAAAATTCTCATCAGAATATACCACTTTTTAAAAGCACTTTTACCATAGTTTCCAATACCAGTAAGAAGTGTTGTTTCCCCTCTTTTTGGCTTGAACAAATAATCAATTTCTGGAACTCCAATGCCATTTACCCTCTCAAAACCATTTTCGTTTATGCTTAAAGCTTTATCCTTAACATCTATCCCGTAAATAACATCATCTACCCTGTAATTTTCATCTTTTTCTTCAGTAAACTCCTGTTTTACATTTATCTCGTATCTGGTGGTTTTATGCACCAAGTTCTCTTTTTGCATGATAGCCGTTCCAAAACTACCCCTATTTGCCCTATATCCGCTCTTTACGGCGTTCCTCATCTCTGACATAGTAAAGTCATTGCTGACTAAATACTCGGTAGCTATGAGGCTTAAAGCGGCCTCCTCGTCGATTCCGAATCTAGAGCACGCAGATGCAAGCTTAAAAATGTAAGAATTACGTTCACCAGTCACAAAAGCATCGTTTTTATTCGTAAGCCACTTTAAAATTCTACGAAAGTTTTCGGAGTCATCTAAATTTTGAACTTGAGTTACAATTTGCTTCTCGGTTTTTTTAGCTTTTGTGAATACTACAGCTTTGTGATTTATGTAAATTTCAGGATCATAACTTTCGTAACAAACCCTGCTTACGTTAATTCCGCTTCTGTCGATTTCAGGGAAAACTTCTTGCAATGATTGGAAATGCTCTCTGTGCTTTGTGCCATCTGCAATTTTTACCAAAGCTTTTAATCCATTCCCAGATGGGCTAATCCAACAAGCAAAAATAAAATCTTTTGAAATTATTTCAGTTTGCTTTTCCCTCAATTCGTAAATGTTATCGAAATCTAGAACCAAAAATCCGCTATGTTCGATAAGTTGTTCATCTTTTCGATCTGGTCCAAACTTACCACTGAAACATACGGATGGTAAATTTGCTTTTAGCTTACTTGCTTTTTCCTTGTCTAACGTGCTTCTGATTTCTTCAACAAGAATTTTGCTTTTGCCATTTTGAATACGCTTTAACGCATCTTCAACATTTATATAAAATTGTTCTTTAGAAAATATGGTTTTGTAAATAGTAGCTATCATCGTTTTAATTTTTATTTATTTTGAATCTCAATCATCCTCGCTTTGTATTCTTCAAATTCAGTATTCTGCCTTTTGAAAATATTTTCCTTCAAATCTGGCTTAAATCCAACAAGTTCATCCTGCCATGATTTGTTATTAAAAAAAGTTTGAGGATCTTTTCTGAATTTTTTTTCTGACTGCACAAGCTTGTACTTGGGAATATATTCCATAATTTCAAGTCTTTCCTGATCTGTAAATGAATTCCATTTCCTTTCCAATTTCTCTCGATCTCCAACCTTTTTGTCGTACAATTCCCAAAAAGAAGAAAATTCAACATTTACTATAGTTTTATTTACTTTACTTTTATTTACTTTACTTTGCGGCGTTTCTGCTACAGAAACTCCGTTAGTAACGGTATTACTGATAGTAAATTTACCGTTTATACGGAGTTGTTTCTTGCAGATATCCTTACTCTTGCCTCTTTTCTCATATACCGGTTTTAACCTTTCATCAAGCGATTCTGAGCTAATAAACCCGTTATTTAGGAATAGCATCTCCAGTTTGATACAGTAATCCAGTACGTCCCGTATTTCTGTAGCAGAAACTCCGAAGTCACCGGCCATTAATTCTAATTCTACGTCTGAATACTCAAAAACATTACCATCTATTCCTGTTAAATATTCAAGTATCATAGACCAAACAGCATATCCTATAATGCCATATTTTGTTCTTATGGCTTTAACTTTCCTATGATTTCTCATATCTCTATCATGAGGAAAATAATCACAATAGTTTTTAATTGGGCGAGCCATTTAAGTTAATTTAGTCGTTATTGAAATCTGTACCTAAAACCTTATTAATCTTCACCAAATACTTATCTGATAAATTCATAATTCTTTGTATGAATATGGCATACAAAGTCCCATATGGTATTTCGGTTTTCCTTGATAACCAACTCATTGGTCTTTCTATTTCTTGTAAGTGCATAAGGATATGATCCTTTATGTTGCTGTCCTTTTTCATATTTTGTTTGTTTGAAGCAAAGTAAGTGATAAAAGTTTATATAATAAAATTTATTTTTTATAAACATAGTTTTGTTTATTTAAAAATATTAATATAATTTTGTAAAATGGAAAATAAAAAACTCATATATGAAATGGCTGAAAGGCTTAATATGATTATTGAGGTTACAAAGGAAGGCAAATATATTGGTAAATATAAATACATAAATAAAAAATTACACAAATTAAATGAAGATGCAAAAGAAGTGCACAAAATGCAAGACAATAAAGAAAATAACTGATTACAGCAGAGATGTTAGATCATCTGATGGTAGGGTCGCTAGGTGTAAAAAATGTTTTGCAGAATATATTAAAAATAAAAGAAACGAAAAAGAAGAAATAATAGCATTTGATTATTACGAATAAATTAAAAATATGGCATATAACAGTACAATAATAACTAGAAAGAAAAAATTATTATGCGGATGTTTTGATTATAATTTTAGCAAAGGAAGGTGTAAGGCTCATGCTACCATTGAAGATACTGCCAAAAGAGTTATTAAATATAGAAACGAATCTATAGATGGAAGTAAAGAAGAATTATGGGATTGGTTTAAAGAACGAAGAAAAGAAATGAAAGGAATATGTTCCCATTGTGGTAACCCTTCTTCTAAAAATGATGATGAAAAATTTCATTTTAGCATAGCTCATATTTTACCAAAAGCATATTTCCCGTCTGTTGCTAATCATCCTAAAAACTTTATAGAACTTTGTTTTTATGGTAATTCATGTCATACAAATATGGATAATAAAACACTTGATATTGTTGATATGCATTGCTTTGATGAAATAATAGAAAAGTTTGCAGATATGTATCCAAGTATTGCAAAAGAAGAAAAACGAAGAATACCATCTATTCTTTTAGAATATCTTGAACATGAAATATAAAAAAGCCCCCTAACTAGAAAGAAAGGGGGGAAACCTGTTAACCGTTAATCTATGAATCAATGCAAATATAATAAAATTTTTATAAATTAATTTAATTTATTTTTTTAATTAAATTAATTAAATTAACTTTGGCAAAACAAAAAATATGCCAAGAAGCAAAAGCCCTGATTCAGTATCAACAAAAGTTGCAGAATTAAAAGAAGATCAAAGTATTACATTCCAAAATCCTTACACATCTGTAATGGTTATGGTTTCTTTATTAAGAAAAAAACCAGAGCATAGAGATAAGATATTTAAAATACACGTTGTAAATAACGCTACAACCGTTACAAGAAGAAAATAATAAACAATGCATATTCAAACAATTAGCTACACAAAAACATTTAATTTAGGTAATTATAGTTCTGAAAAAATAGGAGTAGAAGTTTGCCTTCATCAAGGAGAATCCGCTGATAAAGCATTAAATATTGCTAAAGGATTAGTTGAAGAATATCATTTGAAAAGCGTAAAAAATATTCCAGAAATTGGATTTGAAGAGCCTGCTCAAATAATACAAACCCAAACTCCACAAACATTAATAGAAAAAACAAAAATGTTTATAGATGCTTGTACTAATGAAGAAGAATTAAAAGCTTGGTTTTTTATGGCTAAGGGCAAGCCGGAATTAAAAGAATATTATAATGATAAATTGCAAATACTAAAAAATAAATAAAATGATGGACTTTTCTAAAACAAAAATAAGATCAAGCTCTGTGGGATATTTAATGAGCGAGCCTCAATTAAAAGCAGATAAAGAAGCTGGTAAGTTATCTAAAACAGCTCAAAAACATTTATTAGAAGTATATGTTTATGAGAAATACGGAAGAAGAAAAGATATACAAACTAAGCAAATGAAGAAAGGCATAGAGGTAGAAAATGAATCTATTGATTTGCTTTCATTATATCTTAAAAAGCCATTTAATAAAAATGAAATAAGGGTGACAAATGATTTTATAACAGGACTTCCTGATATATTTGAAGGATCTGATATACATAATGCAGAAGCTATTATAGATATAAAATCTAGCTATGATTTGTGGACTTTTTTAGGGAACTTGCCAGATAAATTAGATTCATTGTATTATGCTCAAATACAATCATATATGTGGCTTACTGGTGCAACCAAGGGTATAATAGCATATTGTTTATCTAATACTCCAGAAAGTATTATTCAACAAGAAAAGTATTATTTACTTAAAAACATGAATGTTATTTCTGAAGAAAGTCCAGAATTTATAAAAGAATCTTTAAAATTAGAATTTAACATGAAATTCGATGATATTGATATAAAAGAAAGAGTATTATTATTTAATATTGATAGAGATGAAGATTTTATATTAAAAATTCAACACAAAGTGGAAATGGCAAGAGAGTTTTTATCAGAAATAGAATTAAAACATTTAAATTTTAATAATTAATGAAAGGATCAAATATAATATCTGCTATTCATCATTTAAAAATGGCTCAAGAGCATTACGAAGATTTTGTAAGAGAATACCCGGATTCTGCTGGATCTAGATTATTTAAATCTTATGTAAATAAAATACAATGGATTTCAACAGATATATTAACACATCCTTCTATTTCTGAAGAAGTAAAAGTAGGTATTAAAAAAGAATTATCAAGCGATGTGTTTGCTGTTTCGGCAATAACAGAAAAAGCGGCATTATTAAGTCCAAGTCAAAGAGAAATGATAGAAGATACTATAGACGCAATGCTTGCAGGTGAGGAAGTAAAAATAGTAGATATAAATGATATTAGTTAGTGTTATATACGAAGTAGCTGAAATTACGTGTGAAATATGTAGAAAATATCATGTTTCTGTAATAGAAACTGATATGATTGATTGGGGTGATAAAAAAGAAATAAGACATATAGAAGAAGTTGAATGTCCATATTGCAATAAAATGACAAAAGTAGAAAGATAATGGAAACATATATAACAGAAGCAGAAGTAATGCATAGAATTAAAACTCATCCAGATTTAACTCGTAATGATAAAGAAGATTTTCATTTTGATTTACAAATGTTATATCTAACAGACAAAGGAAGAGAAAAAATGAATAAACCAGTAATCACTAACCAACAAAGAAATAAAACAATGGCAAAAAGTAAGAAAAAAGAAGTAGATGTAAAAGAACAAGATACTATGATGGAAGAAGCATTAGCTAAAATACCTGTTAATAGTAAAATTTTAGACGGATGCGACTTTTGCATGCAATTTGATTATGACGAACCGATAGTTGTAGGAGCTAGTCCAGACGCGGCAGGCGTACTAGAATTGACAATAAGATCTTTTGTAGATGCTGGGCTTGTGTTTATGTGCCCAAACACTGGTAAGAAATTAAGGCTATTTTCAAGAGAGTTAACAGATAAGGGAAAGGCAATACTAGAAGAAGCCAAAAATAAATAAGAATTTATAAAATGCTGAATAGTGTAACGGCAACACAAGTGCTTTTGGAGCATTTATTCATGGTTCGAATCCATGTTCAGCATCAAATTACTCTTTGAATACGGTAAACATTCTAGTAGTTACTATTCTTCCAAAGTAAACCCTATACACTTTTACTCCTAATTCATCACATTCGCTTTTTAAAGCGTTTTTAATGGCAGTTAGTGTTTTCCTTTCCTTTATATCGTCCCAGTTGCAATCGCTTAAATAATCGGCTATTATACCCCTAGAAATGTCATGTAGGTTATCAGACCCATTATTGACATCAAGTAAAAACTTTTTAGGATCAACTATATCAAACTTTATAATAGGCTCTACACTTACTTGTTTACCATCTAATGTAGTTATATCTACAGGGGAAACGTGAAATGTATCTATTGCTTTATTAGCTGTATGAATTAAATCTATTAATGGAAATTTAAAATTAACCCCTTCTTTAAGATCGTGTTTGTATACTCCGAGTCTTAATAAAACACCAGCTTCATATGTTTTTAAGATAACAATTGGCGAAACAGACTCGCGCCAGAATTCCCCTATCCATTCAAATAATTTAATTAAACCATCTAACATAAGTTATTTATTTATATGGTCATAAAAATGCTTAGATAAATATTGCAACTCATAAGCATATACTTCTTCGGTATCTTCTGTTAATGGAACACCAGCCCATGCCATTATATTAATAGTAACATGTAGCAGTTCATGGTTTATTATAGAGATATCATTTGTATTTGGAATCCATATAATAGGGCTTTTTCCTCCAATACTTGTAAATGTAGTCCCCCTGCTATTAAAATCCTCTGATTTAGCTGTAGAATCTAGATTTTCTTTTACATATTTCAATGCGTAAGCTGTATCTTCTGTAATAATAACCTTAACATCCATATCAAACTGACCGCCGGGAATGATAAATTGACTTCCAGTAGGGCTTACTTTTTTTATTCTATTTTTCAAAGCATACGCTAGCAATATTGCTATTAAAAATGTAAATATGTAAAGTATTGCTTTCAAATTAAACTATTTTACCCTTAAATATACGCTTATTTGTAAATTCAAAATCTTCTCCATTTGGATCTAACTCCACTTCAGCAAATCCATGGTTCCATTTGTTTAATGGCATATAAGCTGGATGTAGTTCACTCATACAACCCAGTGACCAAGTAGTTACCATTTTACCAGTAAGGGTAGGCTCTGTATGTTCAGAACTTTGGTGATTATGTCCTTGGAAACAACTTACTTTAGATTTTAAAAACAATCCCCTTGCTGGGTTTACTGGAGCAGAAATACCGCCAACATATTCGTGACCATGAATACCCCAAAGGTTATTAAATTTCATTGGACGTTTATCTCCAATAATTTCTATTCCCCTTGCTCTTGCTTTTATTATATTTTCAAATTCAAATTCTTCTATACCAACTAGTTCACCTGCTTTTTCATAAAGAAAATGCTCATATCTTTCTTCGTGGTTGCCTATTTTAAAATAAATTTTACATTTTAGTTCTTTTTCAAATACATCAAATAATGCTTTAAAAGTATCTAATTCTAATTTAAAATTACGTTTTTTAGGATCTTTTATAAATCTACTTAATCTATGACAATCAATGGTATCACCATTTAGCAAAAGCGCGTCTGGCTTACTTTTTTTGCAATACTGAATTGCAGCTGTAATGCAATCTATATTATGATAAGGGACGTGAATGTCTGAAAATATTGCAATTTTTTTATGACCACTTACCACAAATGGTTCAAAAATAGTTTCGTCAGATGAGGGTAAATTATAAGGATTTGATGGTCTTGATTCTTTCATTATTAAATCAGGATCTACTCTTTCTGCAAAAACTCTTGAAGCTATTCCAAGTTTACCTTCTACATATCTAAGTGTAGATCTTGCACTTTCTTCGTTTTTAAATAATAATTTATTTTCATTGTACATGATGCGAGCTAGTTTAGAAGTCGGCATACTTTTATTGTTTTTTCTGTACGTTCTTGCGAGTGCTGATTGACCTTGGTTTGCTCCCATGTATTATGTATTTATCCACAAATATATATAATATAATTAGATTAATTAAATTAATTTAATTTAAATGATATACAATTATATAGCATTATATGCAACATTTTATAATTTAGGTACAACAAGATTTTATATGCTTTAGGTAGTAATACTACTACTTTTTACCTATTATATGTTACAAGATATAACCGAATTAACCCCTACTATGTCACAGATAATGGGATAATTACGCATCGAATTCGGTTATATACAAGATAGATGATTTTAAAATATCAATATTATCATTACAATTACCTAATAATCTATTACAACTCATACATAACAACCCTCTTACTTTACCTGTTTTATGACAATGGTCTATATACAACCCATTGTGCCTTGATAATAAATCGTATTTAGTTTGGCATATTTTACACTTTTTATTTTGTGAAATAAACATTTCATTTAATTCTAATTCATTTAATTTATATTTATTTTGAATAAACCGAAATTTGGCTTTATCATGATTATAATGAATTTTTTTATTTTCACGAAGACATATCATACAATAATGATGAACTCCAAATTTTCCTGACTTTGACTTATTATATTCATTTAATAGCTTTACTTTTCTACACTTGCTACATTTCTTCATAGGTTATTTGTTTTTACAAAGATAATATATTTTGTGACAAATAAGTGACAAACCTCACAATTATTTTAAAATTTGTGACACTAATTTGGACTTTGGCTGAAAATAATTACCGACTTTGGCAAATGTCAAGTTTTTAATATCAAAAACTGGACAATTAATAAAAGAAACGCTTCAATTAAGAAGCGTCAGGCCAAAAATACTATTAATGGTGTAGAACTAAGATTTTTTATGTGTATTAGCAAACTTACGAGCTGCTTCAACGCTACCAAATCCCCAAGCTTTTAAAGCAAGTGCTTTTCTAGTTGGCTCACCATTAGGTTTTTTCATAGCACCTAACATACCAGAAAAGCGAGCTGCAAATGAAACTCTACGAGGATTAACTCCAGACTTAACAGGAGCTTTAAGATGACCACCATGAGCATGATTATATGAATCACGACCTTTTTGGTTTAGACCGCCACCTGTTAAATTTTTACCTTCAGATCTTTGCCAAGCTTCTGCCATAAGTTATATTTGATTTTGCTCTGATGTCTTTATGGGCAAATTGCCAAAACTCACCAGTATCGTTTATTATAATTGTATAAATCGTATCCGTTTCGTGTCCATAATCTAAAACTAACCATATAATTCCATCTCCTTTTGGCGTTGTAACCTCTACCCGATTATTTGGTTCAAAGATCATTTGCTTTCAGCTTTAATCTTTTTCTCCTGTTTTAGCATTTCAGGAGTTGGTTTCTTGCCACTTCCTTTATTTTCACGAATTGAATCCCATAATCCATGTTTGGATGATGATCCGTCAGCTCTTTTCATCATTTTTAATTTACTCATACGCTAATTTACGAATTATTTCCAATTTTCAGACTTCCAAATGGTTAAATCTATTCCTTTAAGTCCAATTGGAGGTTCAGGATTGCTATTTTTAAGCGATTCTAAGGCATTTAATTCATTTTTGGTATCTTCCATAGCCTTTACGAAAGAATCGTCTAATTTGAACTTCTTTTTACGCATATTACGGCCATCTGAAGCAATCATATCTCCAAAAGGAGTCATTAAAATAGTATTTACTTTATTTTCAAAGTATCTATCTACTAAAAAATTTACCACAGCTTGTGTAGATGTGAAATTTTGCTCTTTTTGAATTGTTTCTAATTTATCTAAGTCAAATCTAACTCCAATTGGTTTGCTTTTTGCCATTTTTTACTTATTTGGGGTATTTTCATCACTTGGGTAATGCTCTTTTTTAGGTTCTGGTTCAGATACTATAATAAAATTAACGCCTGATAAACTAAACTTTACATCTACATTTGGATTATTATTTAATGGGTAATTAATAGGATCACGATGCCAAGCAAACTCCCAGTTAATATTGCATCTTATTTTATTTTTTGTTTTAGAATCTGTATTTATTAAAACATTGGTTATGCCAATTTTATTTAATTGTTCAGCCACTATTTTCAATGGTGATACTGTATCGTCTTTTGGTAATAAAATATCATAATCTCTTTCCAAAAGTTTTTTTTCTTCATTTTTCATAGGTTATTTGTTTTGGTCTGTTATAAATACTTTCATTGTTTTACCATCATCTTGAATAGATACTTCAACCTTAATCCCATACTCTACAACTATTCTGCCCCTTTGTTTTTTAGTATGGTCTATTACTTCAAATCTTGTTACTTTATCAATAGGTTGTATCGCTATTGAATTATAATCATTTCTTTCATCCATAGGTTATTTGTTTTGGTTAATAATTTCAATTGCCATTGCACAATAATCAACATCTAATCCAAATTTCCCTCCATTAAAAATGTATTTAATTTCTGTTCTAATTATCATTGGAGGGTTATAGTTGTATGCTAATTGTACTACTGGTTCTTTTGGGTCATAATATTCTAATTCAAGTATATCTCCAACTTGGAAATCTCTATCGTTTTTTCTTATTTCAAATGTTTTTTCTCCTGATTGAACTCTTTCCCAATATGGTGCTAATGTTTTTAGTCTATGGTATCTCATAGGTTATTTGTTTTGGTTATAGGTTTGGTTGTAATATTTATTTCTCATTTGTATAGATACCCATCCGTTCTCGTGTTGACCTTTAGTACCATTTGCTCCACCTTTAGCACCATCACAATAAGCATTCATTATCTGCTCCTTTTCTTTTTCAAGTAGTTTTTTAGCTTCCATTAATGTTATTGCAATAGCAGAAGCTGAAAGTGCCATATCAACTGATAAATAGCTTTTCATTCTTTTTTCTAATTCTTCAATTAATTCTTGCATTGTTGTTTTCATAGTTATTTTGTTATTTTTAGTTTGTAGCTACAAAGTTATAGTAAAATTCTGAATGTAGCTACAAAAAATCATTATATTTTTACATATGTAGCTACAACAATCCCTTCCTATATACTCATAGATAATCCCCCATCTAATACCTACCAACCCAACAAACCCAGAACAAAAGACCAAAGACCAAAGGAACACAAAGAAACAAAAGCACCCCAAGCACATGAGATAAAAGAGAATTGCCCGACCAAACCAAACC